CTAAAGAATGCTTTAGAAGCAAACCTTAGACTTAAGCAGCAGGTAGAGATTCGTAACGAAATAATGATGGAGATAATCAATGAGCGCGAATCAAGCCAATTCAATCGCTGAGTCTTTAATCAGAGTATGTAGATTGTATCAGGATATCATTAAAGATTCTGATGCAGTTCTACTCTTAACTAACATGGTGATAGACGATAAGAAACCTGATACACCAGGATTAGTTAAGCAAGCTATAGCTAATGCCAAGAACTTTCAAAAGGCAAAGCTTCAGCAGATTAGTGATATCTTTGCTAAGCTTAAAGAACAAGAGGCTATCAACAAGATAATGGATGAAGCTGGTATTGACAAACCAACTTTACACTGAGGTTCCAATGGTCATTAAGATATCTCGGATTGGACCAGACGATAAGCTAATGGAGATTACTATAGCTACTAACAAGGCCGGCCACTCTATATTATCAGACAGCCCAGCTATACAAGATGATATAGTAGAGGCAGTTCAAACGGTTCTAACTAAACACCTAAGGAGATTGAATGATGCGAAGATTACCAATCCGAATAATTGAAATCCATGTCCATCGTTCTAGAAAGAACCCACGATTAGGACATGCGGTTGCTCTATTGTTTCCTTGTAACCATCACAAGTATTTAGGTATCACTCTATATAAAGGAGAACCAGAACTAAACAGTTATAGAACACAAGATTGTAGGGTCATTAAGTTTGACGCCTATGATGTAATGGATAAAGAACCATGTAAACTCTGTCCACCGGAAGAAATATGGTTGGATGAGTTAAATTCTATCTCTAAGGTGGATGATTTTGTAGATGTATTAGAAGCTATAGATGACTTTTAGCTTTTAGTATATTGTGCTACACTTATGGATGGCAGTCTAAGACCGGCAAAAATCTTGGCTGTCATCCAAAGAAAACACTTGACTCTCGGATTTGAACGTGGTATAATAGACGCAGGGGCGAACGTGCCTCTGGAACGATAGTTTATACGGCGAAAAGTAGAGGATTTTAGGATGGGCCTAAACCTCTTTAGTGCAAAGTGAAAAGGAAAACAAAATGTCTATCGAATTGGTTGAAGTTTCAAAGAATACCCGCGGCGTTAACTCTCGTGAAATCAAGTATCTTGCTATTGGCAAGTGGATTTCAAAGATGGTGGACAAGGAATCCAAGCCAGAGTTTAACGACGATGGAACACCTAAACTGGATGAAAAGGGAAACCAGATTAGGACTCCATTGGGTAAGGATAGTGAGGGTAAGCTAATCACTATCAAAGAGGAAGTCAAGGAGTTTACCAGCGATGGCGTTATTACCGATATCGCTGATGCTCTTGAATTGGTAAACAATGACGAGCAGATTTTGCTCGATTGTTTTGCTGATGGCTTTAACGAAAGAGCTTATGCTCTTGAAGCTGGCAAGGATGAACTTGATGAATTCCTTGCTACAATGGAATTGAATGACGAGCAAAAGGCTGTATTCAAGAGAACGGCTCGTCAGCTTAACCGTGGTACTGGCGTTGAATTGCTTGACGCGGCAGAGCTTATCAAGACCATGATGCAAAAGGCAAAGGCAAAGGCTCAGCCCGTTACTGCCTAAGCTTTACCAGTAACAAACCCAAAACGGAAAGGGTCGGTGGGATAAAACCTGCCGGCCCTTTTCTTTTTCTATTTAATCTTATCCAATTAACTTTATATCTTTACTGTCCATAGTTCGGGACAAGTTAGGGACACAAAAATCCCCCAAAATCGACCCGCTAGGATTCAATATGGGGCGTTTACCCTACTGTCGGCGGTCCATAGGCGTTTAGCTTTAGAAGTCTACCCATATCCAAGCCTATTGCCAACGGCGGGCAGTCTAATAAAGGATTAGGATGTATCTAAACCCGGCTGGCCCCATAAAGCATAGGCTGATAGGAAACCAATAGACCAATTAAAAGATTAACACAAAAGAAAAACTACACTTGACAAAAACTTTAAAGTGTGCTACAATGGAGTGTTAATCGTTCCAAGTCTATATCAGATAAACCTATATGGAAAAAAGAATACTAGCATTAGACTCACAGATTCTTGACGCTATTCAAAAGTGCCCATTCTACACGTTCCTAAACTTCATTAAAAACTACAGACCTAATGAAGTAATAGCTCCAATGGAACGTGGAGATTTGGGACATACAATGCTTGAAGTATATTACAGATTACTTCAGAAAGGATTTGCTTGGAATGATGCAGTAGAGCAGGCTACTATTAAAGGTAGAGAACACTACCAGGATTTAAAGCTTGACCTGCAAACATCTGAGTGGCTTGTCAAAACATTCCATCAATACACAGAGTATTACAAGTATGATGGGATTAAAGTTCTTGGAGTAGAAGAACCTTTCTCTTTTATCATACATGAGGACGATGAGTTAATCGTTGCTTATGAAGGTAAGATAGATTTACATGCAGAGTTTCCAGTATTAGGAGTATCTATATATGACCATAAGTGGAGACAAGCAAGAGCAGATTACATTGGATTGGATAACCAGCTTATTGGTTACTCTATCGCTGTCAATTCTAACCTTGTTTATATTAATGAGGTTGGGTTACAGAAATCTTATGAGCCGGAAAAGAAATTCAGAAGAGTTCCTATTCCCATTGGAGATGGAGTAAAGAAACGCTGGTTAAAGAATACTATCTTCTGGGCTAAGATTCTAGACCATAGTATTCAAACTAATGTGTGGCCGCAGTCTCATTTAAAGACTCCACCTTTAGGCATTAGCCAGTGTGTTAAGTGTACTTACAATCGTATCTGCAATTCAGAAAACGATAACGAAATGGAACGTAAGATTCAAGACCATTTCCATATTGGAGAAAGATGGAGTGCTCACAGAGAAGAAGGATTAGTTAATGGCGAATAAACATTTACACAAATACAGACTAAAGAATCTAACTCGTGACCCAAACAAATCTCCTTATTACGTTTACATATGTGTTCACCAGGATTGTTCACATAACATTCGTATTGAATTAGTAGACGGTAAGTTAGCTGAGTGCAATAGATGTGGCGACCCTTTCATTATGAAGCTTATCAAGCTAAAGCATGGTGATAGGATTATTGTTAGACCACATTGTGAAGATTGCACAAAGACTCCAGCTAGAGTAAAGGAAAAGAAAAAGAAACTAGAAAATTCTATTGACGAGTTGATGGGTTCTATTTTACCGAAAGGTGTTTAATGCCCAAAGATAATCCCTGGTATAAGATACAGATTGTTACACCGGACGGTATTCAATCTGTCGAATGCACTAGCACAAACAAAGGAGACTTAAAAGCTTTCTACTATAAGTATGCACACGAAGCTGGCTCTGTAATGGTATTCAAAGAAGTTCACGATGATGATGTAGCCATAGAGTTAGAGCTATGAGATACTTTTGCTGGACTTGTAAAAAATCTGTAACATCAGAGTTACCAGATGATTCTATTATACGTGCAGTATTAGTATGTCCAGAGTGTATAGAAGCTAAACGTGTTGTCATTAAAGAGGATGATGATATTGCAGATAGAGAAGCTCAACGATTCTTTGGACAATAAAAAATGATACTAGGAATAGTTGGCTCCGAGGAAGCAAAGTTTACACCGGAAACTGAAGAGGCAGCTAGACTATTAATCCGTTTACATTTAAAGATGGGAGTCCATAGAGTAGTATCAGGCGGTTGTCATTTAGGTGGCATTGATATATGGGCAGTAGAAGAAGCCTCAAGATTAGGTATTCTTGTTATGGAATATCTACCCAGAACTAAAAACTGGGAAGGATACAAAGCTCGTAACATGCTAATAGCAGAAAACTCTGACCAGGTAATCTGTATTACAGTGAAAGTATTACCACCTGGTTATAAAGTAAGAGGCTTTGAGAAGTATTGTTACCACTGTAAAACGGACCAGCATGTTAAGAGTGGTGGATGTTGGACCACAAAATATGCTAGGAAGTTAGGTAAAGTAGGAAGGACATTGGTAATAGATAATGACAGTCCTAATTAAGAGATACAACGCAAGGAGAGAAGTAGTAACGATTGATAAGTATATAGACGTAGAAGAGATTAGATTACAGCCGGCTGGCCTTATTGAATTAAAAGGTAAGGCTATTGTTGGTGAAGTTGTATATCTCAGATACTTTGCACATGACCCAATGGATATAATTATTATGGACAAGGAACCCAATGCCGAACCTAAATAGTGAATCATATGAGAAGTTCTTTCGTGGTTTATTTGTAGGTGGAACAGGTAGAGGTAAAACAATAGCTGCAAGTAGCTGGCCTGGTAAGACATTAGTAATAGACGTTGACAACAGACACAAGCCAATCGTTGAATGGTTCCCAGAAAGAGTAAAGAATGGGGATTATGTAGTTGAATATGTTAATCCCAAAAACTTCTGGACCGTTTTCAAACCTCTTATCAATAGCATCGTTACCTATAACCCATACAACAATATCATTCTCGATGGTATTACTTCCCTTTCCACTACAACAGTAGTAATGCAGATGTTAGTTAAAGGTAGCTGGGGAGATTGGACTTCTAATAAAGGTTCAGACGAATCTAAAGGTGCAAAGATTACAAGTGGTGGAGTAATGGTTCCTAGTTGGGATGAATTCAATGGAGAAGCTATGATTATCTCCACCCTATTAGAGACACTAAAATCTCTCAAGTGTAATCTATTCATTACAGCCCACCCGGTTACTAGACTACGCATTGAAGGTAAGAAGTCTACCAAGTATTTTTCCATTACCACTTTCGGCCCCAAGATTGAATCAATCATTCCTACTTACTTTGATGAAGTCTGGTACTTTGACTATAAGATAGACACAGACAATCAAGGTAAAGAGGTTATAAGACGTACCTGCTATACTGGCCCAAGTGAAGATTATTTTGAGGCCAAAACTTCACTAAAGATTCCAAAGGAAATTGATTATACTAACCGCAACTTATATGATTGCGTCAAGGAATACTTGTGAACATAGAGCTAATAGACAAGCTCTGGTCAAGAACCAAACAGATAGATAAGTGTTGGTTATGGCAGGGCGGAATTAACTCTGATAAGTATGGACAAATTAGAGTTAATGATAAGATGCTTAGTGTTCATAGGTTATCTGTTTCCATATATTTAGGAATTGAATATACAGGTAAATGGCAAGCTAATCATACTTGTGAAAATAAAAGGTGTTGGAATCCTTTACATCTATATATGGGGAGTAAGACCGAAAATAGAAATGATGGATTAACAGGTAGCTGTAATAAAGGTCATCTATATTCTGAACATGGTAGAATACATGTTGATAAACATGGTCAAAGAAGGAGAGTTTGTACTTTGTGTAATAAACAAGCCTCTAAAAGGTTCAGAGAAAAGGAGTATCTCTAATGGATGAGAAACAGTTAGAACAAAAGCTGGATACAGATTGGGTTGAAAAGAGACAGGAGTTTTCTTTTATCTGCCCTGTATGTGGAGCAGCAATTCAAACAAGTGATATTGCTTTACACAAAGAGTGGCACTTAAGGATTAAGCAATAAAGATTTGTTTCTCATTCCGAGAAGCAAAGTAAGGGTGAATAACCTCACCAAAACAAAAGAGGTAATGTCATGCACGCTTCCGACGATAGTATTGTATGGGGAATCACAGCAGAAGATATCTCAAAGGCCAGATTAGTCGATGCTCCAAGCTGGTTGCCTACTGAGATTGTAGACTTTGTATTAGAAGATGCAAAGGCTGGCGATTCAAAGAACGTTCATCTTACCTATAAGGTTTTTGCTGGAGAGTATAAGGGATTGGAAAATCCTTTCATCTACTTCAACGAAAAGCTGCCGGTAATGATGGCACCATTGCTTAAAGCATGTGGTTTCCCTGCCAATCCAGATGGTTCCTTTAGCGTTAAGCTTTCAAAGGGAACAATGATTGGTAAGAAGTTCCTGGCTCATTGGATTAGGGGAACCTATCTCAATAGGCCGGTTAACAACATCGACGATTACTCTGCACTTCCTACTGCTGAGTAGTTATTAAATGGATGGTTGGCAATACACTCGGAATCGCCAACCGCTATCTTAAGACTAGACTTGAAGCGTTTAGACTCCATCGAGTATCTTTTATGAAAAAGTTTAATCCTGATAGCTACTGGGATTTTGTAGAAAGGACTGCTAATGAAGTAGCAAAGTGGCCGGCTTGGAAATT